GTATTATTTCTTCTGCAAGTGCTTCTATTTTTTGATTTTGTTTATCAACAACTATTCTTGTTTGTTTCATAGCAGTTTCTAAATTACCATAATTTTTATATTCAGTTTCTGTTTTAGTATCTGCTTTACTTACTAATTTACTTTTTATATGACCATTATAAGTAATCGTTCTATCCCAAGGATAAGTATAGATAGAATCACCATTCATATCTATTATTTCTATTTTTTCATTACCTATAAGCCATGGATGTCCTATTGTATTAACTTCTAGTGGAGTATATGTTAAACCATACAATCTTGTAGCTGCTTGAATAACTTGTTGTCTTAACTCAGGTGTGTATGTAAGATTATTGTTATATATTTTTATTTCAGTTACTCCATATTCGGCAATACTTTCACTATCTTCTATAACAACATTTTCGCCTTCAACATCTTGCATACCTACAACAATCCTATTAACAGGTCCAAATACATTTTTTTGTAATGATAAATCATAATATTTAGTATTATTAATGATGTCATAAGTATCGACAGTCGTTTGAATACTAAAATCAATATAACATTTATTATCCCAACCAATTCTAACCCATGAATAAGCAAGTTTACCAATATCTTGCATTACTTTCCTACAAGTATCACCTTCAACATATTGATTATCATTTATAACAAAATCATAATTAGCAAAATCAGTAGTATCTAATGTTACACCACATAATGCACAAGTATGTTGTGCAAGTTGTAAAGCAGTACAAGGAAATGTTAAACCTGTATCATCAAATACCTTATTAAATTTTTTAGTATAATCCATAGCTTCGAACTCAGTTTTATCTTTAACATCATCGGTAGTGGGTTTAGTAACTAAAAAATTACCAAGACTATAATAAGTAGTATTGTTATTATAAGAAACACCTATTTGAAGTTCTAATTCAGTATCTTCTATTTCGAAATCAGTATATATTTTATCTAATGTACCTGTTACTTTTCTAGCAACAAATTGTCCTATCACTAATGAATCAGTATCAACATAACGAAAATCTTCATAATCTAAATCAACAATACTATGTTCATCTAATGTTTTAATAGTAGAACCGTTTTGCTTTATAAGTATTTTAAAAGGTATTGTAGCAGTACCATTTAGTAACGCTTGTTTATCATTATTTGACATACCCATTTATAACACCTCCTAATGTCCTATAAGCTCAAAATCTTCGATTTGTATCATTCTTCTACCATTATATATCACTGGTCTATATTCTAAATCAGTATGATAAAATGTATCAGTTTCATAACTATCAGTAGCCTCATTATAAACTTCTACAGTTAAATACATTGTTGCACCAGCATTATTACCTTGTAATGCCGTCCAATATGTTCTAAATTGAGCTGGTGTCATAGGAGGGAATGAACACCATATTTTCTTTCTTATATGTGGTAATACTTTTATTGATAGATTACCACTAGCAGTTGTTGTTGCATCTGCAACTTCTATAAGTCTAGGTGCATATTTAAAACCCTCTCTTTTAAAACTAGGGTTTTGGAATGTACACCCATTTATTTTCATATAATAACCAGCAAAAGCCATATTATCCCTCCTAAATCCTTATTGTATTTGTTCCATATCTATCATTTTCACCATTAATATAATCTTCATAACCTTCATATACTTTCTTATTACCTATGTATATTGTTGTAGGTGCTTTATCTCCACCAAAGTCATAACTATTTAATGCAGTTAATAAAGCATTTGTTAATGAAGTTTCTATTTGGTCATTATTAGCAACGGCAGAACGATTACCAATTCTACCAATCATTTCTGGTCCGTTTTCATTTGCAACAAAGAACTCTCCATCTTTAGGAAAACCACCTTGTGCATACCAACTAACACTTAAACTTGGTAAAGATGTTGGTAAATTAAGAGTTTCTAATGCTTTTTTTAAAACACCTCTTACTTTAACACCATCACTATGCCAATTCAAATGTGGTGTTTTTAAATGAGCTGACCAATTAGAGAATCTATTTCTCAAATCATTTAATATACTACCAGCACCATCTAAGATACCTTTAAATTTATTCTTCCAAAAAGTAGCATTACCAATATTATTAGATAACCAATTTTTAGCATTAGTCCATTTATCAACAATTGTTGTTCTAATATTTTCAAACTTTTCACTAGTAGCTGTTTTCATATCATTTAATTTGTTTGAAAAATCATTTTTTATGGCAGTCCATTTATTAGTAGTATCAACGATAATATTATTCCATTTAGTAGAAATCGTTGTTTTAATATTTTCAAATTTTTCACTAGCACTTGATTTTAGATTTTCCCATTTTTCAGGTAATTCTCTCTTAGCTGTTTCCCATGCATCAGATAACTTTTTAGTAACTTCTTTTAAATTAATTATCGCATCTGCTACCTTTTTAATAATCTTTGTTAAAGGATTCATATTTATAATACCATCTATAATGGCTTTTATACCTGGATAAGTATTTGCGAAATCATATATATCTTTACCTAAAGTTTTAAAAGCATCGCTTAATTCTTCTAAAGTAGGTTTCATTTTAATCAAATCAGCTAATTCAAAGAATACATTTGCCCATGTAACAGCGGCAGTTACACCTAAAGTTATTACAGGATTACCACCTGTTATTTTAAAACTAGCTCCAGCAACACTTCCAACACCCAAAAGTTGTTCAATTGTACCAAGTAAACCTTGTTTAGCATTTCCATGTGCAGCTGTTTTACCACCAGAATGTATTAATGATATACCACTTATCACAACACCTAAACTGATGTTTTTTGTAATCAAAGCAACACCTGCCCCAAGTGTAAATGATCCTCCTAATTGTTCAGCAATTCCTTGTAGTAATGTTTTTTCATTTAAAACATCTTTGTCACCTTTAAGTTTTAAACCAGTACCTATAATAGATAGAGCCACTCCTAATCCAATTCTAGCAGCTGCTTTACCAGCACCTGGTAAACTATCATACCATTTAATAAAATTAGCAACGCTTTTACCTATTTTCCAAGCAGCAAAAGCTGCACCTAAAGCACCTATTATAGGTAACATTTTCTTTAAATTCTCTTTTGCTTCCGCCATTTTCTTACTTAATTTATCGTTTAAGTTATCCAAAGCATCATATTCTGGAAGTGGTAAGTCAAGACCACCACCTGCACCTCCTAGTCCAGATCCTGCACCAGATTTATCCATTTCATTTTGAACAACATTTAACTCATCAAAAGGTGCTAACATTGTATTAAGTTTTTTAGCCGTATCAGCAGCATTATCTCCAATGTCTTGTACACCATCTGAGATGCCACTTAAACCAGAACTTATTCTTGAATAATCAACATCTTGTATTTTATAACCAAGTAAACTAGCTAATTTATTAGCTAATTTAGTTAATGCTTGTGTTAAAACCATTACATAAGGTATAACTTCCATAAGAATTGGTATAAACACTTTACCTATAGCTCTCGCCAATAGTGTGAATTGTTGTTGTAATATTCTCAAAGCATTCGCAGGAGTAACTAATGTTGCCGCCATATCTCCTTGCCATTCTGTTGATGATTTTAAGATTTGAATATATCTTAATTGTGCTTTTTCTGCTTCATTCATATCGGCGACTCTTTTTTCAATACCCATTGAATATGCTAACTCTTGTAACGTTGCTTGACTCAAAGCAACACCGACATTTCTTAATGGTTCTAGTTCGCCTGACATACCTGATTGTAATTTTCTAAATGCAGTGTCATAACTCAAATTTTTAAAACTAGCTAAATCATAAGTTAATTGAGTTAAGTTTTTACTCATAATATATGCTTTATCTGCACCAACACCAAGACCTTTAGTTAATGAATTGAATTGCCCCATATATTGCATTACACTTGCAGGATCAAGATATAAAGCATTACTAAACTTCTCAACCCATTTACTAGCATCTTCTGCTTTGTCACCTAATGTTACCATAAATAAATTCATAGATTCTTCATAATTGGCAGCTTCTTTAACAAAGTTTGACATACCTGATGCTAATCTTTTTATACCATATATTGCACCTGCAAATAAAGCGGTTGTTTTAACATTAAATTTACGGAAACTATCTAATTTACTAGAACTATCTTTAGCACTATCACCTAACTTTTTTAAAGATGCCGCATAAGAATCAGTTCCGTTTGTAGTTTTTTTGGTTACAGTTAACACATCTCCATTTGTAAGAACATATTGTTTTAATTCACTATTTGTTGTTTTTATAGTACTTTTTAATTTTGCAAATTTAGAATAATCTCCACTTACTCCAATGCTTTCTACAGCTTGTTTATCACTAGTAAAACTTGTTGCATCAGTAGGTTTTTTTAAATTTCTAGTAATAGCTGAGTTTCCAACATTTTCTATATCCTTTTTTAACTTTGAAAAACCTTCCGATTCTTTTATTACGTTTTGTAGACTTGTTCTCAAATTATCTAGTTTAGTTATCAACAAATCAACTTGTGTATTCGAACTTTTCGCAACACTTTCTATCTCTATTGATAAACTATCCATAGAGGTATTCATATTTCACCTCCTATTTTTTCTCAAAATGTTTTTTTGTATTCTTCGCCCAATTCTCAAAATAAACTCTAGCTATCAATTGTGCATTTTTCTTTTCTTGTTCTTTATCTTTTTCAATTTTTAATTCATTAACTTTTGATAAATAGGGTAAAGAAGAATATTGTAGAGGTTTTGTTCCTTTTTTAGAAAAAGCATGTAATATAGGAGATACATCACAAAGTGCCTCATATATATACATGCCTTGCATCCACATTTCTTCATCTCTTTGTTTTATTTTAAGTTTATGTGCATCTAAATAAAATTTTGCTCTATATGGAGAGCCATGCCAATATTCATCATAACTCATACCATAAGACATGAATATAGGACATAATTCCTCAAAAAGTTTACTAAGGGAAGTATCCTCTACTTGTTTTCTCTTTTCTTTGGAGATAAGTCTATTACTTCCCAACTCACGTTTCCCTCATCACCATTATCTGGTTCTTCAAATAACGAGTCATAAGTTTCATCTATCATTTTACGAAGTTGAACTAATAGTTTATTTTTATCTGGTAATTTTTTATATATTTCATCGATTATAGTTTGATTTGTTTTTCGATGATTTTTTAAAAAAGCACCAGAAAAAACTAATTCAATATTAGTCATTGGTTTTGTAAGAAATTCATCTAAAACAAAACCAGAATTTTCTAATATTCTTACAGTATTTCTATCGTATTCTAATACATACTTTTCTCCATTATATGTTAGATTGATTTTAGTATTCATATCGTCCATTTTCTACACTCCTATTCTCTTTCAATTAATTATAAACTTGATTCTGCAGGTTTTGAAAATTTCTCTGGTGCATTTGTTGGTGTAATGTAGTTTGTGATCTCAAGTACAGCATTTACTGATGTTTCAGGTAATCCCATATTACTAGGGTTTCCAGTAAAATAGAATGAATCTGATAGACCAGGTACAACTATAGTAAACCAAGTTGCTTTTTCAGCAGCTTTTGCAGTTTCATAAGCACTCATTAGAGTATCCCAAGCATCTATTAAATCTTCTGTTAAGTTAAATGTAAACTCTAATGCACCTCCTAAATCTTTAAGACCATCTATATAAGTCTTATATTCAGTTTCATCTAAAGTTGTAGTTTCAAGAGTATCAGGTGCAGCATTTAAACTAGGTGTTGATTTTGCACCATAAATTCTTGTGTAACCACTAGTAGGTCTTGTACCTTTAGTAGTTTCGACAGCATACCATAATTGTACACCAGCAGTAGATAAATCAATTGCCATTTTAATACCTCCTATATATAATATTATTCTTTATATCTATATGGCAGTCATATCTTAAATAACCAACCATTATATTATTATCGCTTTTCATAGGTATTATTGGAGAACTTGTAATTCTTCTCAAACACCTATACGTATCGTTTTTCATAAGAGAATCTACTTTATCTCTTATACTTTTTACGTTTTCTTTAGCAGTTTTAGTAGAACTTTGTTTTGCATTTATTTCAAATTGATATGCAACATAACAAACATTTTCTCCACTATCATCTGTATAACGATTAACTTCTTCATTAATCATTTCTTCAACTGTTATCATTGGATAACTTATTTCGGGATATTTTTCATATTTATCTTTAATGATTATGTTTTTATATTCTTCATCGTTTGAAAAAAATGAAGTTAAATCGTCTATTAATTGTATACTTAAACTTTCGATATAACTTCACCTACTTTCTCCTTCATTACTTTTTTTATAACATTATCTTTTAAATAATTAGCAGTATTAAACATCTGTTTACCACTAGGATTACCCTCACTATATTCACCTTCATAAAACCAATAATGTCTACCATTTTTATTAATATGAGTACTTACAATAGGACCACTATTATATGGGTTTAAATCGAAATCACCTTTTAAAGGGTGACCATTATCAGCACCTCTTTCACCAGTACCAAACTCAGCATATAACAAATCTTCACCTTGTGCTACAATAGAATAACCATTATTCGTTTCAATAATGTTTGTTGAAATAGTGCTTATATCTATTGTATGATCGGTATACGTACTAATATATTCTCTTTCTAAAAATTTAAGACCTTCATTGGCAACTTCTTTGGTTATTTCTTTAGGTAATTTTTCTAAATCACTAGACAATGTTTTCAAACTTTTAATTAAAGAATTTAAGTCATTAACGTCTAAATTAACTTTCTTAACTTTATTCATTGTCATCACTTAATCTTTTTAACATTATTTCAAGTTCGTTTATAAAAAGTAATGGTTCTTTATAAACTTCATAATCAGCATCCTCACACATTTCATCATATGTTTTAGGTATATCTTTGTATACATATAATCTGTCTTTTGGATGAAATAAATTTTTTTCATTACTACTCGTTTTTATTCTTAAATACATAGGATATTCCATACCTAATGATATTAAATCACCTTCACTATTTGTAGGCACAAAATTTTCATAAAGAAGTATAGGTTCTCTATATTTATCTATTTTACCATCTCGATATTTTTGACATAAATATAGTTTTCTTTTATTTCTTTTCAAATTTCTCATACAATTAAAGGTATTATCTCCTCTAACATATCTTTAGGATAATCTCCACCAGATGTGTATGTTCTTTTAATACCATTCTCCTCATGACTTTTTTGTCCTTCTGCACCAATTTTAGCGAAAGCAGTTAATGCTAAAGGTATTATCATATCCTCATATTTAGGATCAATAGGTTTTTCATCAGTAGGTTTGAAATGTCTACAACGATTAATCTGTCTTATAGCTCTATCTATTTCATCAGAAATATCTTCTTCCGAAATATCTTCAAAGCCACGACTTTTTAATTTATTTTTTAATTGTACTTTTAACTTTAATGTATCCATTATCTACCAAAACGACTACGTCCACTAAGAGATTTATCATGATTTTTGTCAATGTTTTCTTCTTTAAAATCATCGCTTTTACCTTTTTTCATATTAATAATTTCTTTTTTAAATTCATCATTAAATGATTTAGGTATAGCTTTTACATTGTTATCCTTTTCTATAAACTCTTTAGTTGGGATAGCATTTATTTCATCGCCTTCCACTTTAAAGTCAACCTTTATATATTTCCTACCTACTAATACATAGTAATCTTTATTTATTTCATAAAACATGAACATCACTACCTTTTCTTAAATTCTTCAATTTTTTGTGATTTCTTTTCTCCCTTATCTATGTTATTTTTCTTTTCATCTTTTAATTCTTTTTTAATTTCTACTTCTCGTTTTTTGTTACTATTATCAACAACATGATAACCAAGAGGCTTATAAAAGTTTTCATAAGCACCCCTAGTTACTTCTTTATTTGTTGTTCCGTTAGTTATTCTAACCATTTATAAACCAATATTATAGTGATGAACCATCGGCATCAAGGATAACAATTTTATTAGCATTTTCAAATGAAGGTAATGCTATCATTGATACTTTAGTTTCAACATTAACTGGATCTACGATTTGAGAAGTAGTTACTGCTACACCACCATTTACTATTGCAACTTCTGCATTTAAGTTATTTCTTAAATCAGATTCTTCTGGTGTAGTACCCATATTAGTATATCCTAAATCTCCATCTGGCATAAATACTACTGTAGAATCAGGTACATACTTGATTGATTGTTCAGAAGCATTTACATATACATTATCATATACGTAGAATCTTACTCCAGTTTCATTATAGATATAATCTATTGCTCTTGCAGTAGTTACAGAAACTGTACCACCAGCAAATACATATACAGCATTTTTAATAGCAGTATTTGTTCTAAATTGTTTAGCAACGCTAGAGTTACAAACTGCACGTGTAATATCTACACCTTTAGCTTTCATTTCTTCTACTATAGCAACTACATCACCAATTATATCAGCACTAGCATCAGCCCAGTTTTTACTTGAAGTTTTCTTTTGATAATTTTCTAGTAAATAATCATAATTAAATGATTGTGCATTATCTGCTAATGTAATTGTACCAGTAGTTAATGCTTCCATACGCATTCTTTCTAATGTAATCTCACTTGCATCGATTAATTCAGCTTGATCATCATAAATGTTAGTTAAAATAGCATTAACTACTTCTGGATTATTAGCTGCGATTACATTATTTAATTCTTGACGCATTTCTTCATCAATATATTTACTTTCTTTAAAGAATGGCATTTTAGTAGCATATTCATCAATACCACGTCTATCTCTACGAATAGCTTTAGCATCAAAAGAACTTGTTCTTAATGCTACAGGTTGATTATTAGCACCTTTAATCCATTTTAAGTTTGTTCCTAAACGTTTCTTTTTAGGGAATAAAGTTTCACCTAATAAAGGTTGTCTATTTTGATTTAATTCTTCCCAATAAGCTGCTATGTTTGAAGCAGTTACTAAATCTTTTAATTCAGCCATTATTAAATCGCACTCCCTTCTACTAGTTTAATTCCATCAATATTAGCAGTTGCAATATCACTTGCTACAGATGAATCTAATTTTAATTTGTCAATACAACCAACTATTACGATTGTACCATTTCCTTTTCCATTACTATCTAATTTTACTTCATGTAATAGTATACCTGTCGCACTTGAAGTACCAGCAGTGAATTCAACACTTAATCTACTTGCTAAATCACCAACTAATGGTTGACCAGCTTTTAATGTAGCGTTTGCACTACCACTTAATTTAACAGGTAATGAAACATGATAACTATCTTGTGAAATTAGAATTGTCTTTCTATTTCCATAAGATGTTTTGTTAATTCCCATTTCCATTTTATTTCCTCCTATTCAAAATAATTAAATGTTTCTTTTTTAGCATTTTTACTTGCTAACTCTTTACCTAATTTACCAACAACTTTATCTTCGGAACTATCACCTTGACCTTTATTTTTTCCAAAATTACCCATTTCATCTTTTAAGGCATCTTGTTTTCCTTTTTCATAAGAATCTTTAACTAATTTAGAAATATAATTTGCTACACTTGTAGTTTTATTAGCATCTTCTCCTGTAATATTATCAACAAAAGAATTATATTCTTTGTCAGTTGCCTCTACTCCAAGAGTATCTCTTACATTAGTTAAAGTATTGTTTACTAAAGTTTTATTACTCGCAACAGTATTTTGCTTTAATAAACCTTCAAGTTCCTTAATTCTATCAGCTTGTTGTTGACTTTCGGCATTCTTCTTTTCTTCATCAGTTAACTTACTTTGTAACTGACTTTTAGCATCATTTAACTTTTTAGTTAAATCATTAACTTGATTATCAAACTTGTTCTTATCTACATAATTACCAGTTGATAAATCGGCATAGTTTTTTCCTTCAAAGAATTTAGCAACATCATCTAATGTCATATCTTCTTTGTAAGAATCTCCTAACATTTCTTGTAATGTAGGCATAAATTATCTCTCCTTCCTAGTGATTAAACGACTTCTCTGTCGAATAGAAACCTAAATTTATTAAACGACCGATAGGTAGGTCAATTTATATTATCCGATTTCTCGGTAATACCATTACTATTTTCTTCTTGCTCTTCATCTCGTTGTTCTAATGATTTTTGATATTCTTCTTGTTTCTTTTTCTTGGCTTCTTCTCCACGTTCTACTATTTCACGTGATTTATTTGTAAGACATGCTAATTCTAAACAATCTATCGTAGCTAATTCTCCAGTACCAACCAATGTTGCGAATGCTTGTGTCTTTGTTTGTAGATTATCAGTAGTATGTCTACCAACAGATATATCAATATCAAGTGGTGATATATCTTTAGCTATCAAACCTAATTTTTGTAATATTTTTATACCAACAGATAATTGTTGCTTTTTAGCTTTCTTATAGAACATTTCTTTAAGTCTAGCAACTATTTCAATATCAGTCCATCCATCTCTATTAAGAACTGCCATACCAGTATCTCCACCACTTGAATTAGCACTTCTATCTGGAATACCTGTAATAACATTTCTAGCATCTTCTAAATATTTTCTAATATTTTCAACACTTATAGCATCTAATTGAGGTGCTATGAATTTAGCATCTAAATTAGCATTATCACCAGTACCTTTTGTTAATGTCAACACTCTATTTTCTTTTATCTTTTTAACACCAACATCTTGATCTTCAAACTCTGCACCTATAATTACAAGTAAACTTTTTATTGTACCTTCAATATCATTCAATGTATCACTTGCAACCATATTTTGCGCATTCATAACTGCAATAGCTTGTTCCCAATCACCTGTTAAAAATATTGAATTCTCAACCATTGTTATAGGGTTTATACCTATTGGGTTTATACTTGTTTTTAAAGTACTCATATCCATATTAGTAAACTCAAACTTATACTTATTTGTATAACAAGTATAATCTTTTTTACCCGTTATCTTATTGTAAGTGTAATGACAACTCATTAATGTTGGGTTACCAACCTCTGGTGATTGTACTACAAATGTAGTTCTAGGATCAAGATAAGAATGTGTTATTGGTATTTCAGGTGTCATATCTTTAGATATATCCTTACTAGGTAATGTTATCATATAACCTACACCACAAATAGATGCAAATATACCACTACATATATCGACACTATAACTTTCTTCATAGTTATAAATATCGGCTATATCGGATACATCTTTTTGATATTTCATATCTTTTGGTATAAATTCAGTAGGATTACCAAATGTATAACCAACTATTTCACGTGTTATCGGATAAGCAAAGTTAACAACAACAGTATTATTGATATTACTTGTACCTCCACCAATTCTTCCGAGAATATCTTGGTCGCCAAGAAAATAGTCTATTAAATATCCACAATCTAAAGCATTTTGGTTATGTATACCCAATGCTTTTTGCATCACTTGGTATAAATTATCAGGTGTTACTTCTGGGTAATCAAGTATTATTCTTTGTCTACCATAATGCAAATCATCGATTGTTCTAATGTTTTGTTTCAGACTATCACCCACTCTCTTGTCAAAGTTACCCATTTATACATTATAAATATATCACATTTTTCGTATTTGTCAAAAAAGGACAAAAAAAAAAGAGTTGTTTTTAACTCTTTTTTTAATTGCTCTTTGAATTATATATAATCGGTACTTCTCGCACTAATTTATTATAACCATTTATTATTCAACCACTAGCCAGTTAAAATGCCTCATAAAGTAGCGACCTTTATTCTATTTTAACCTTTTTATACTAGAGTAAATCTTTCTTACCAACTTTCACATACAATAGGCTTTTTTCAAAACTAATATTCCTAGCATGGAACCTACCATTTACCATAGTTCAATTTGCAGATTTATGCTACTCGCACCAACTTCTAATCTTATACTCCTATCACTAGTTATCAACTGCAATAATGACTTGTTTGGTATTTCTTATCATCTCTTTAGACACCACTCTAATAAGATTTTAAGTTAATCTCTTTGTTTTCTACCAAAGAAGTTTATGATTATCACGATTAGTTTGTTGTGTTTTATAAACTCTTATAATAAACCACTATTATCTCTTTTCCCACTGTGTAGGTTCTATGATTAATATTACTACCAATCACCACTCAATCCCCATTGATTCGCACCAATGGTAATAAGAACAAGATAATATCCTTACTACATTGTCTTGTAGTCTTTCATAAGGTTCAATCATATATATTTCAAAGAGCAATTAATTGGACGCCCCACCAAGAATCGAACTTGGATTAATTGTTTTGCAGACAATCCCCTTAACCATTTGGGTATGGAGCGATATGGTGCTAGAACTAGGACTTGAACCCAGAACATACTGATTACAAAACAGTTACTCTACCAATTGAGTTATTCTAGCATTTGGCTGCACAGATTAGACTCGAACTAATACTAGCTGGTGTCAAAGACCAGTGTGTCTACCAATTCCACCACTGTGCAATTTGGTGTGAGCATAGAGAATCGAACTCTAATAAATGGGTTCACAATCCATCGTCTTACCATTAGACTATACTCACCATATTTTGGTGAACGATAAAGGATTCGAACCTTTAAACCGTTATTTTTGAGATAACGAGCTATTCCAATTCGCTTAATCGTTCATTTGGTGCTTATGGTAGGATTTGAACCTACAATCCCGAAGGCAAGGGATTTTAAGTCCCTCATGTATGCCAGTTCCATCACATAAGCATTTGGTACTCGGTGTAGGATTCGAACCTACAAACCTTTGTTTCTAAGACAAAGAGCTATGCCAATTCGCTTAACCGAGCATATTGGTTGGGAGTGTGGGATTCGAACCCACAACCTCTACAGTCCAAGTGTAGGCTTCTACCAAGTTGAATTAACTCCCAATTTGGTTGCTAAGGAGGGATTCGAACCCTCGACCTTCTGGTTATGAGTCAGACGAGATAACCACTTCTCCACTCAGCTATATCAAGAGAATATACCCCACTTATTTGTATATATCGTGGCATCTTTATTCAAGATGTGGCAAGTATATTCTCCATAATCTTAAACTTAAGAATATGAATTGACTCATACGATTTAGTGCCTTTTACAAGCACCATAGAATAGATAAATGCAATTATTCACATATCATAATTCGTTTTATCCTAGGTTCAAATTAGTCTTTATGTGTTTACTTCTCAGTTCGTCAACTTACAGAGATCCCTTATCTACTCTATGCTACCTATAAAATAGGTAACACTTGCTAATATCGAAAGAATTACGAGAATTCTTTAGTACCATTATAGGTACTGTACTAATGATGTGCCTGATACTCTTGGAGAAACAAGGTATCATAATCAATACTACACTCGTGCAGTTCCCATTATTGATTTAAGACATCATCAGTACACTAACTATAAAAGTTAGTGCCTTAACAAATACATACACAAATTCTTTATTTATTCATTATTCATAAATATCCTTTAGGATATACCATACATTTGTGTAAAAGCACACTCGTAAATGTTAAACTGACATCTCTCAATGTCTACATATATATTATCATAATATAAACAATAAGTCAATACTATTTTTCAACTTTTTTAAAATATTCTTCTACAATATCATGTATTATATCATGAGAGTTTGCACTTATATTACATAACATTTCATCATCAAACTCTTCCATACTAAGTGACATATATTCATTTATATAACAATGCATCAACTCGTGCATCAATGTTTGTCTTTTCATATCGTAGCATGTTTCACTATTAATATATATTTCATGACTTCCGAACTTTGTAAGACCATATACTGCCGCAACTTCTTCTTTTGTACATTCTTCATATATCTCTACTATTTCTTTTTGAGGGATTTCCTTTATCTCCCATTCTCTCCCATTCATTTCAAATTTCATAAATACCTCCTATAATCCTAACTCACTTCCTGATACGTTTAAACTTGCCCTACCTCTATTCGTACCGCCTAATACATTTGTAATCAACCCCGCCAAACTATCAGGGAAGTCATCATGTTGTTTATTTTGCATATTAGGGTTCTGATTCCACGAATATAAATTATGCATCGCTTCCATATAATCTTTATCACCTTTTATCAAATCAGGGTGCTTAAAATATATTCTATATGTATTATTCTCACTTGCAATACCTTTAATTTCATTCTGACACGCGAGTATCCTATCTAACTTACTCTTATTCGTAGGGGCATTATGTGTCGTAATATTACAATGATACCCAACATCTCTTAAATCATTACCCATAAGTGTCGAAAAATAATCTCCACCATTATTCTTTTCAACACCACAACGCGATACTTTATTATCAACGATTATATCTCTAACCAAAGGTCTTATATAATCATCACCACCAAATTTATTCCTAAACAACACTTTTTCAATATAAACTTCATTACCATACACATAACCTATCGGCATACTAAAGTAATCATCACCACCATGTGAAACATCGGCATAAGTAACAATTCTATCAGGTGTACGACCTGGTAATTCATTATAAAAACTTATATTATCTTTATTAAACAACAACCCATCACGTTCTATAGGTTTCATTAAGTACTTCGCACTAAATATGACAGGATCATCAGCTATCTCCATATCTTTATAATATTTTGTATTAAAACCCTTACCATAATCATACATAAAATTACTTTCACCATTTTCATCATAACAAGGTATTGATACAATACGAACTCTGCTATCATCATCCATTTTCGCATTCTCAACAACCCTACTTGTAACATCATGTAAACTCCAAGGGGTACAAATATGTATTTCAGGACAAGGTCTATACTCACCATCTTTACACAATCTTTGTATCTTTCTATCTTTTATAGTACCTGTATAATTATAGTACAGTTTTTCTAATGTAGTTGGATTATTAGCTTGTTCAACATTTTTTATTAAGTCATCACAATAAAGTAATCTCTCTGCCTGTACCTTACCTGTACCACCAGATTCTATTGACACATAATTATAAGTATGAAATCTACGATTACTATTCAAATCTATATACAAATACTCCGCACTTTTATTTACAATCTTATTGTTTGGGAATATCTCGTGATAACGATATTCTTCACCATCGATTACATTCAATATTTCATTATAAAAGGATTGAATAAGACTCACACTATGACCAGAACCAAGTATGCTTTCATCAGGAGATAACCCACCTAATAAAACTTGTAAAAATAAACCCAATGTACTATTATGTGTAGGTATTAATGTTTTTCCAACAAGATATATACCACCCTCAACTTGAATACATTTAC